AATACGGTTGGCGGGAGCTTGTTTATTGGCCGTCTAAGTATAAAAATAATTAGGTTAATAGGTTAATAATTTTTGATTAAATTTAATTATTAATATAGAATGAATGTAAGACAAAATAATAAGAATATGACTGACAAAATAAATAAAACTGAATTAGCAAAAAGATTAAATGTAAAGCCTCCATATATTTCAAAATTGGTTAAGTCAGGTAAGTTAACTTTTGATGAAAAAGGGTTAATAGATTATAACGAAGCTTTAAAACAATTAAATGCTAATACNCAAAGAGTAAATAATAAATCTCAACAAAATTCTTTTTCAGATGACAAGGAAGAAAATTTAGGTTATTGGAAAACTGAAACTGAAAAATGGAGAGCACTTAACGAGAAATTAGATTATGAAGAAAATCTAAAATTATTAATTCCAAAAGAACAAGTAGATAAAGATGCTTATGAAATTGGTAAGTTAGTTACTGAACAACTGTTATCTGTTCCAGAAAGATACTGCAATATTTTTGCGGCTGAAACTGATGCAATGGTAATAAGAGAAATTTGGTTAAAAGAAACTAAAAGAATTTTAAATGAATTAGCTGACAAATTACAAACCCATCAAGAGGTTGTGTAATGGGTGTCTTTGCTTTAGCTTTCAGTGATGGTTTAAGGCCGTCGAGAGATATGACCTTATCAGAATGGGCAGAAGAGTATTTATACATGCCTGCTAATAACTCTGATGCTGGTAAGTTCTCAATTCATAGAGCACCATTTCAAAAAGAAATTATGGATGCTCTTACACCTAATAACGGAATAATTGAAGTTGCTTTAATGGCATCGGCTCAAATTGGTAAAACATTTATAGCTAATGCTTTTCAAGGTTATGTCATGCACATACACCCACAGAATATTCTTGTTTATCAACCAACAATAACTTTAGCTGAAGTTTATTCAGATACTAAGGTTACACCAATGATTGAATCAACACCAGTATTAAAAGAGTTATTTAAAGACAAAAAGAAAAATGGAAAGATAACTAAGAAATTTAGGAACATATTTAATATTGAATATCTTGGTGCTAACTCAGGTAACTCTTTCAGAATGCGTTCAGCACCTTATGTTATAGCTGATGAAATAGATTCATACCCATCTGATGTAGACGGAGAGGGCGACCCATTAAAGTTATTAAAAAATAGAACAACAACTTATGGAAAGAAAGCTAAGTTATTTTATCCATCTACTCCAACTATAGATGGCTTCTCAGCTATTCAAAGAAAGTTTAAAGAGGGCGACCAAAGATATTATCATGTACCTTGTCCACATTGTGATGCTAAACAATCATTAGTATTCACTCAATTAAAATTTGAAAGAGATACAACAGAAGATAAAAAACTTATTCCTGAATCTATTTATTATGAGTGTGCTGTTTGTAAAGGTAAGATAACTGAAGATAAGAAGACTTGGTTTTTATCAAAAGGAGAATGGATAGCAGAAAACCCTGATGCACAAGCAAGCATCCGTTCTTATCATATCAGTGCTTTATATAGTCCTCTTGGTTGGTATTCTTGGGAAAACTTAATTAATGATTTTCTAGAATCTAAGGATGACCCATTTTTAATTAAAGCATTTAGAAATACAAAATTAGGTGAGTGTTATGTTGAAAAAGCACAACAACCATCAAGCAATAAATTATTTGAACTTGCTGAGAACTATCAACTATGTGAAGTTAATTCAAAGGTGGTTACTTTATTTGGTGGAGTAGATACTCAAGATAATAGATTATGTGTTTTGATAATTGGAATTGGTGAAGAGGGAGAGACTTGGGTTGTTTACTATCAAGAAATTCCGGGTAGTCCATCAGACCAAGCAACTTGGGATGCTTTAGATAGAGTAGTAAGAAGACCTTATAAACATGCTACTGGTGTTGATTTACATGTTAAAAGTTGTGCTGTTGATACTGGTGGACACCATACTAATGATGTTTATGAGTTTGTAAGAAAAAATCAAGATAAATATTATGGTATCAAAGGTGCTTCACATGATATAGGCAGATATGTAAAAGCTTCTGATAGAGTTGATATAGACCCAAGAACAGGAAAAGAATTTTCAAACTCATTACAGTTGTTGTTAGTTAATACAATGTTATTAAAAAAGTATGTTTATATTAATTTAAACAATATGTTAACTAATGATAAGACTGAGGGTTCTAAGGTTATACATTTTTCAAATGAATTACCAAAAGACTTTTATGAGATGTTAACGGCTGAGAAACTTGTCAAGAAAATAATTAACGGAACTATAAAAGAAGAATTTATTAAACCTAAATCAAGTACTAGAAATGAAGTGTTAGACGTTTTTGTTTATGCTTATGCCATGGCTTTTATGACTGAACTTTGTAATCTTTATGGAGTAACTTATAAAAAAGTTTGGGATATAAATATTGGTAAAAGAATTGAGTTATTAAAAAAAGAAAAAGAAGAACCAAAGCAAGAAGCAACTAAACAAGAAAATATAAAAAGAAATAAAAAGACTTGGTTAAATAAAACTGGTTGGAGTTATAAATAATTGATTATTCATTGCCTTTTTAATATACTTATTATTGTAAATATGTAAATTGTAAAGGTAATAAAAATAATGGAAATAACTCATAACATAGTTAATTTCTTTGCTGGTGACTCTTTCACTTGGAATATATCACATTTAGATTATAAACCAGTTGACGGTTATTCATGTAAAGTAATCTTACTAAACTCACAAACAAGAATTGAATATACACTAAACGGAGATAACCAATTAGGAACATATTCAGTATCAAAAACAAACACAGAATCAGATGAAATCATACCAGCTAAATATAAGCTGTATATAGTATTTATTAAAAATGCTGATGGCTTTGTTAAGCAATATGATAACGGAACATTAACCGTTAAAGAAAATGCTTTAACTTCTTCAACTATTGAAACAAGAACACAAAATCAAATTCAATTAGATACAGTAAGAGATTTAATATCTGGTAGATTGGTTGACGGTGTAAATTCTTTTACTGTTGCTGGTCGTTCAGTAACATTAATGTCAATGACTGAATTATTAGCTTTAGAGAAATCTTTATCAAGTAAAGTTGATGATGAATTAAAACTATCTGATTTAAAAAATAAAGGTAGAACAAACAGAAACAAATTAAAAATTAGATATATGGGGTTTAATAAATAATGAATAACATAACAAAAAAAGAAAAAGAAGTTGTTCAATCTTGGTTCGGTAAATTATTCAATACACCAAAGCAAGATAAAGTAATTTTAACACAAGATGAATTCAATGTTTTAAAATCAGCAAGTAAAACATATAAGAGAAGTTTTGAAGCATCAAGAGCTAATTTTATTAGTGGTAATTGGACTCAAGGCAATGTAAGAATAGATGCTGATATTTATAATGACCAAGAAAGACTTGTTCAACTATCAAGAAATTTAGAACAGAATAATGCTATTCAAAAGAAGTATCTAAATATGGTTGAAACAAATGAGGTTGGCCCTGATGGTTTTATTCTTAATTCACAAGCAAAAGATTTTCAAGCTGGTAAAGCAACATTAGATGTAGTTGGTAATTCAGTAATTGAAGAAGCTTTTTTTAAATGGTCTAAATCTAAGCATTGTGATATCACTGGTAAAAATTCTTTTAAAGAAATACAAAGACTATTATCAAGAACAAGAAGAAGAGATGGGGAAATTCTAATTAGAATTATCAGAGAGAAAGCAAGTAAAGAAAACCCATTTGGTTATTACTTACAATTACTAGACCCGCAAAGATTAGATATTAATTATTCTTCTAAATTACAAAATGGAAATATAGTAAGAATGGGTGTTGAAATGAATAGTTATGGTAAACCAGTGGCTTATCATTTAAGAATACCATCTGAATCAACAGCTAATGCTACAAGCTCTTATTTTTCTGATAAAAGAGAAAGAGTTGAAGCAAGAGATATTATTCATAAGTTTAAATATTTATCTGCTGAGCAAACAAGAGGAGTACCAGAGGGGCACTCAGTATTTATGTTAATGGCTAACTTAGAAGAATTTCAAAGAGCTGCATTAATAGCTTCAAAAATTGGTGCTTCTTCTTCTATCTATTTACAAAGAACAGACGATGAGGGTAATAACTCAGTTGAGAATATTGCTGATGCGGTTGAAGAGGTTGATGAGTTACAAGACTTTATCATGGAAGTTGACCCTGGTAGTATTAGAGTTTTACCAAAGCATACTGAAATGAAAACATTTGATGCTAAATACCCTGAATCAAATTTTGTTTCTTATGTTGCTTTTATGTTAAAACAAATAGCAAGTGGTTTAAATGTATCTTATTTTGTATTGGCAAATAGTTTAGAGAATGTTAATTATACAAGTTCTAGAACTGGTTTATTAGAAGAGAGAGATGGTTGGAAAAGAGAACAGCAATGGTTTATTGAAAATGTATTAGAGCCTATATATGAAGATTGGTTAGAAACTTCAATGCTTAATAATGCAATTAAATTAAACGGTGGTGCTAATATTCCAGTTACTAAATTAGATAAGTTTATAAGTGCTTACAAATTCTATGGAAGAAGATGGCAATGGGTTGACCCATTAAAAGACACTCAAGCTAATGTATTAATGATAGCTAATAAGTTGACTACTCATACACAAGTTTTAGCTGAACAAGGTGTAGAGTATGAAGATATATTATCTGAACTCAAAAGAGAAAAAGAGCTTAGAGAAATTTATGGCATAGAAGAGAATGAGGTTGAAACATTTTCTAATACGCAACAAGTAGAACAAGCTCAACAAGCTGAAGAAGAATAATTGATAAAATAATTAAAAATTCTTATAATAATAAATATAAAAATAATAGGGACTACATTAAATGACAAAGAAAACAATTAAATTTAAAAATAATCAAAGTAGAGTATTTGATGCTATTGTTGAAAATTCTAATTCAGACCTTATCAAAGTATCTTTTTCTTCAGAAGAACCTTACCCTAGAAATTTTGGTTTTGAATGTTTAGAAGTTATTGGACATGATGACGGAGACATGGACTTATCAAGATTACAAAATAAAGCTGCTGTTTTATTTAATCATAATTTTGATGAACTTATTGGAGTAGTTGAAAAAGCATGGTTAGAAAATAAAAGAGGTTATGCTTTAATTAGATTATCTAAGACTGCTGAAAAATATTCAATCATGTTAGAAGAGGGTATTTTATGCAAAATATCTTTCGCATATAACATTACTGAAATGACACAAATTGGAACTAATGAAAATAATATTCCATTTATTAAAGTTAAAACTCAACCATATGAAATAAGTTTAGTATCTGTTCCTGCTGATGATACAGTTGGAGTTGGTAGAGCAATGTCTGATGAAGAAATTGAGATTGAGATTGAAATTGAAGATGAGAAAAAAGAAATAGAAGAAGAAGTTAAACCAGAAAAAGAAATTGAAGAAGAAATAAAACCTATTGAGGAAGAAAAAGAATTAT